ATAAAATGACCGTTGCCCTGAAGGTTATTGCCTGAGTAGACTTTACCCCAACCAGTTACAAAGAAATCACCATTAGCCTCTTTAGAAGAATACCAAGGATGGGTTAGTCGTGGATAACGACCTTTTGTAACTCGGTATTCCCATAAAACAGTATTAGATAAAGTGATTACATCTGAAAGTTTGGTGTTTATATTATCGTCGTCAAAATACCAACCAGAGTTGTAAGAGTCATAGAGTCTTTCGTCTGTGATGTTTCCATCATTGGTGTCAAACAGAAGTGTCTCTTTATCTGATGTTAAGTACTCGAAATCTCTAATTTTAATTGGGATTGTAGAAGTAGAGATTGTGTCTGTATCGTTGTCATACTCGATATAGAATGGGTCGCACGATGGATGAACAACTACAAAATAACCGTTAATTGTATCTCCGTCAAACTTGAAATCGTTAATAGGCTTCGAGCCGGTTACCTTGAATGTGTTTAGGTTTACAGTGAACGATTTCCTATTTGAAGAGATGTTAGAAACACTTTTGTCGTAAAAGTAGAGAGTTGAATTTACCTGGACTACCTCAAAGTCAAGGGCTCCGCTTGTTCCAACTGAACGCCATGTAACACTACGAACAGTATCATCAACTGTTGCTGTGAATGAACTATACTCGTAGGCATCTTCAAAACCAATTGCCTTTCTACGACTACGAGTTCCCGTTCGGGATAACTCACAGTTTAGTTCATCAATAGAAGCATTCTCTGGAAACGTTAAAGGGCTAGCCTCTGTGATGAGACCCTTTACAAAGGTATTAATTGCTCTCTGAACTGGTGATTGGCTCATTTACTTTTCTCTTTCGAATGACCTTTTTGGTTTTCAGTTCAGGCGCAGTTTCTTTACCGAACCACTCATCCCGTAGGACCTCTTTTGTTGGTTTAGAGTTGTTTAACCAAGTCCTAAAGGCTCGAAAAGCTTCTGTTTTACCTGTGAAGAAAGAGTTCAGTTCCTTAATTTCTTTTCCTGACTCATACCTAACACGGAAAAGTGAAGAAGTAGGACTAACTCGCTCGATTACAATTCGTTCATTCCTATTTGGTACGGTAATGTGGTAGCGTTGATAATCTTCATTGAAGTCTATATCAACTCCGGCCATAATTTGGTCTACCATTTTTACTCCCAATTCTCATTTTATCATTTTGAATGAAGTTTTTCTGCCGACGAGCCATTTGTTCTACTTTTTGATCGAGAGTTTTTAGTAGAAGGCTGTGAGCTAAGGACTTACTCTCTGCTAGTAGGTAGGGAAAGACCTCTGGGTCAATATCAGGCACAAAGCTGTCGTCAATTGTAAACGTTGGTGTAGTGCGGACATAAGCTAGTGTCTTACTCTCCTGGAGAGTGTTATCAATTGTGTTCTTATAAGCATCACAGATGATATAGTTATCATCAAATGACGTGAAACAAGTAGGCATCCTGTTATTCCAGACTAGAAGTGGGGTGCCATTTACAATGTTTGTCTTTGTTTCTACATCAGGAGAGGCAGCATTTAGCTGAAACATACGATCAGCAAAGTCACGAGGCTCTAGCCAATCAATATCACGGTAAGTAGTGCCACCATCTAGTGATACGTTGTACTTGAACCATTCTACACGTGATACGTTATCAGGAATACGTAGAGTAGTTGGGTATAGTGTGTTTGAAAGAGCTACGAGTTTAACCATCTCGTAGTGCTCTGGGAACCAACGAGTATTAACTAGGGAATAGTAGGTATCCCTAATAAACCCCGCTACCATTTGTGCTTCTTCAGTGTCAGTGATGCTAGAGACCTCATCAGCATTAACGCTGTCAAGGATACTCTGTACCATTTCTAGAAGAGTCATTTTCATTGTAGCCATACTTAGAGACTCCTATAGGTTCTCATTACAAAGACATTCGCACCTGTTACAGTAGCACTAGTAGCAGCATCTACGTTTAGAAAGAACTGGAAACCATTTGCTAGAGAGGTAGCTGTAGTGAAAAGAGGAAAGGCACCTGAAAGATAGAATGTAGGTGTCTTGTAAAGAGAAAAAGCACGATGTAGAATTACATTGGAAGGTGTGCCTCCACCACCAATATCTACCTGAAGTTCAAAGTAAGCAGGAGAACCTGTTACTGCTGTTACAGGAAATTCAAACCTTACCATATAACAGTCACCAGCAGCTACTGGATTTAAGAATCCTGTAGTCGTATCCCAGAGAGTTGTAGAACCTGCGATAGAAGGCACAGTATAGGTAGTAGTAGAGTTAGTCCCACCACCATCAATTGAGATACGGGATGCTGTGGTGGTAAATACCTGTGTAGTTGAGTGCTTCTGAAACTCCCAACCACGATCTTCAATATCATGGAAATCTGTCCAAGAACCACTCCCGGCACCATCAGCATAGTAAACACTTTTATTGGCAGCCGTAGAGGCTCCCTTAGGTTCGTGGATTTGAGGGTCAGTAATTGCTACGTGTTCAATTGTCAAGGTTTACTCTCCTGTTAAGTATGGCACAGACGGTAGGATTCGAACCCACACTCCAAGGTTTTGGAGACCCGGCGACTACCATTATCTTACGTCCATATAGTAGAGGGGGACTTTAGCCCCCCTCTAGGTTACTCATTAGGGAGCAACGTAAGTGCCGGTCTCGGCGTACTCTACGATAAGGCGAGCCTTACCAGTAGTGAACGAGCCTACAGTGATTGTAGCACCGATATAACCATCAGCAGCACCGATGGTGACACCACCACCTGCTAGTGTACCGTCGCAGACAACTACGTCGCCTGTGTCAAGTGCGGTAGCAGCAATAGCAGCATCAATACCAGTTGCATCAATTGCTGCACCGGCTGCGGTGTATAGACCAAGGTTAAGAACTGCTGCATCAGCCGTTGCCCAATCCTCTTCAACGATGAGGATAGCGCGATTGATATAGGCATTAGCAGGAATCTTAGCGGCAACAAAGGCGTCGAGGGTGCCATCATTGTCCGAGTCTACGTTGTCGAGGGGAAGGTTGTCGTAGCTGAAGTCAACAACTAGCTGACGGAAAATGCCAGAAGCGTAAGCTTCACCTGGGGTTGGAGTAGGGTAACCCTTCTGCTCCGCACCGTAACGGACCGTAAGGCCGTCGTTGTTAGTCCACTGTTGTACCATCTTGGAATCTCCTTAACTATAATTATACGTTTAGTGCAGCAACTACAGTTACGAGGTTCTCAGGGCGGTAAAGCTTGAGACCATAACGAGCCGTAGTGATGAACTCGGTACGCTGTAGGTCCTTCTTCCACTCTGCCTCTACCTCAGGCATCTGACGCCAAGCACCTACGAAGGGCTGGACACCAGGAGTTGCTGAGAAGAAGAGGTTTGCTTTGCCGTTGGTGACTGCGGTTGAGGTACCATCGACTTCAGCAACAGTCTCGCTTGCAATGTCATCGAGGTAGTTCGAAGTCCAAACGTCGAAGCCGTAAACGTTCTTTACGAAACGCATACCACTTGCAATACCGTCGGCAACGATACCTTCCCACATGGGGTTGTCCGAGACGCTGACAAGGTTTGAGATGGTGTTGATGAAGTACTCAACTGAAGGATCAACGATAGCGACAAGGTTGGTGTCGGGAACGTTGGCCTTCTTCAGTGAGTAGCGAGCATAGGCAAAGTCCTGAAGCTCCATCTTGCCGCTGTTACCACCTGAGTAACGGTGCTTAGTGCCGTTAATTAGGTTTGAGTTAGCAGCAGTCTGGCCGCTCTGTAGTGCAAGAATGTCCGACTCAAGGCGAACCATGAGTGCACGCTCCTGCTCGGGCACAAAGCGCGAGACAAGCTCTTCCATATAGAAGCCGTCCTGCTCAGCCTTCTTTGTGATGTAGTTACCCGACTGAACGTAATCGGTGATCTGGAAAGTGAACTGACCGATGTCCATTGGATCATAGACAACAGGCTGGTTCTCTTCGTAATCCCGAACAACGGCCTGACCGATGCTAGGAATCTTGAAGGTGTCACCGTCGGGGAATTCAGTTAGCCAACGCACATACTGCATGGCCATAAGTTCGTCGCGGAGGATTTCCTTGATCTCGCTCGACCAAACCTCAGCACGACGGAGAAGGCTAGTATTAGCCGTAGTCATACCACCTGACATGATATAGTCTCCTTATTGTTACTTTTGATTCATAGGTCCACCGAACCTAGGGCCTAAACGATCCATATCTTTGTAGCGGAGTTTAGCCATTTCTGGTGAATGGTACTTGTTCTTCGACTCCTTACGGAGCTTCTGCCACCATTCCCAATCGCGTTCGGTTGATCCTGTATTGATGTAGTTAGTAGAGTTTACCTGAGTCTTTGGAACAGAAGTGTCAACTGGTTTGACATTATCAGCACCAACTAGTCGTAGAAGTGCAGAAGGACTTTCGGCAGCCATTTCACGCATACGCTCTACACTTAGTCCGAGTTCTTGAGCACGTAACTTAAGGACCTCGGGAGTCTTTTCACCATATAGCTTACGTAGTTCCTGATCTGCTTTCCGAATATTCTCAGTACTAGTGCGCTTTACTTCTTCTTCCTTCAGGTGTGCTGCAACAAGGGCTTTTACATCATCTGTGCTGAGGGTCTTTGAGTTGGTGTTCTCAGAGACTGCCTTTCCGGCTTCATTACCAACGGTGCCGGACCCCGTAGCCTTGTTTTGTAGCTGAGTTAGAAGTTCCTTGGAATACTCTTGCTTACTAAGCTCAGAGCGAAGTTCCTGTAGTTCTCGCTTAAGATTGTCGATAAACTTATCTGCTTCAACCTTTCCACGAGCAAGAGATTCTACATCCTTAAACTTCTTACCTTCACCTACTAGATTTTCGATCACGGACTGGTTTTCCTGTGTCGAACCTGTGTCACTACTAAAAGAGTCGTTGGTCTGATCTTCGTTTGTGGCACTGGAAAATACATCATCGGTCATAAATGTTTTATTCCTCTTCTATTGACTCAAGGAGCGAAATTACTTCCTTGATTCCTCTGTTGTACCCATTGCGGTCTGCTTGCCAGTAGGCCCACGATGGATTATCATAGTCACTGGTGGTACTTGTTTCTTTTACTTTCTTAGTTAAGACTTTCTTTAGATGGTCTAGAGAGTCTCGATTTGCTAGGAGCATACCACGTAGGTTGACTTTTTCTTTGGGGCCGGTCTCCCCTAAAAACCATTCTAGTTTCATATGTGTTATACACCTAGCTCTGCTGATACCATTTCTTGCTCTTCCATCTGTACTTGAATGTTATTAACTGCTTGCTGAGTTTCAGCCTGTTCAAATATCGCGATGTTAACACCGAAGAGCTTTTCTTCGTTAAGTTCGTCTGCCATAATCCTAGCAAACTCCTTACCGCTTAGGTGTGCAGCTACAGTTGGATCAGCCTGCTTAGCTGCCCACATTTGCTGTAGGTTTTGAAGCCTACGAGCCCGTTCTGCAAAGTGACGAGCACCTACAGGACGTAGTACACCGTTACCCGTGATATCTTCTTTAGTGATATCCTGGAACACAGTTACATTCATATCTGCATCAAAGATACCAATGGTGTCTGCTACGTTGAGGTTCCTACGGCCTACTTCTAACATATCGTTAAGAATAGGTTCTAGGAAAGACCTTTCAAAGTGAGCAGTCTTGTGTTCGAAAATACGGTTAGCGGCAGTCAATAGCTGGTTAACTTCGAATGCAGTCTTTTCACCGGGAGTACGAATACCCATTGCATTCTTAGGAGCGCCAGCTAATTCTTCCATCTTATTTTCAAGGTTGTTAATCTGAAGGTCTGCATTCAGGGCAGTTACATCTGGGCTAAGATAAGCAACGTCACCTTCATCACCTAGGTAAATACGCTCACCTGGTTGGAATACAAAGTCTTCTACATCACCCTTGACTTTAAGGATAGGATAAGCAATCTGGTCCCAAACGTCAGCTTTCATATTCTCTAGATGGTCAATGCGATACTGCATACCAACTAGGTTATCTAGAGGACCCATTGCGTATAGGTTATCGGGCCTTGTACGCCAACCTGCATGGTGGATGTTGTCACTACCATTCCATGAAGGATTGGGAATGTCCCTAAGGACGTGTGCCCGATCAATGATTGTGATGATTCGGTTTTCCTTGAACTCCTTAGTAGTAATATCATAGATATCACCAAAGAAAGTTAGGACTTCAATATAACCACTAGCGTAGTACTCTTGAATGTTTCCGAAACCATCAGCTACATACCCGTCACTCTTTGAAAGCTCGCTATCCATACCACTTACTGTAGCACGTGCAGCATAAGCCTTCTCTAGTGCAGGCATCATGTAAGAAGAAGTAGGGTCTTTGACTACCATCTTCTTAATATCTCCTAACGACATCACTGATTTGATGATCTTAGGACTTTCCCTAAAGCTAGGAGCTAAAGGATTAAAGCAGATATCATATGGTGAGATACGGTGGATGGTTGGACCAGTGTACTTTACAACTGGCTGGTCCCCATTATCAACGATATCTGTTACGTGTTCTACACGGGCAAAACAGTTGCCGTAATCAATCCAGTCGTATAGAAGCTGACTGAAGATTTCTTCGGCATTAATCTTATTTAGCTTTGCACGTAGGTAACTCTTGATTGCCTTAGCCTTTAGGCCGTTATTACTTTCCCTATCGTTAGGCTCCCACTTCATCCAGTCATATGAGGGAAATAGAGCGGCAAAGTAGTTGGCGTGAAGGTTGTCACGAATCTGAGTTAGTTTTGGTGTGGTTGTAGAGTTAGCCCAAGGTAGCACTTGATTGCTCGTAGTGCGTGTATCAGTGGCAAAGAGGTAATTACGTAGTTCTTTCCACTCTTCAATCTTGGTCTGTTTAGCATTGTTCCAACGACGCCAGTGCTCGGCAATTTGAGTGCCGAGTTGGTCGGGCTGAAGAATGTTCTCTACATCAATTGTCTTGCCGACCATTACTTAGACTTCCTTCCGCCTTGGGCTCGGTGACCACGCTTATCTTTAGTAACCTTTAGATTTGACTTACTGTTATCGTTGGGGTTACCATTCTTGTGATCTACTTCTTTACCGTCACCCTTCTTAAGACCTAACTTACGACGGGCTTTATTACGATTGTTACGTGCATCTTTCTGATGACGTGAAGCATGGTCACGTTTGTACTCTTTTTTGTAATCCCGTTTACTGTTAGGTGTGGGCATAGTTACCGACTCCGATATTCATCCATCATACGAGGACCCTTAAGACGTGACTTCCTCTTTTCCTCCTTGGGACCAGCAGCAGCACCTGGAACACCAGCTACAGCACCCATAGCCTTAGAGGGCTTTACTGGAGTAGATGCTGCCTGCTGTACTGCTGGAGAAGTAGACGTTGAAGCTTGAGTAACTCCACTGGTAGAAGCCTGACGGGTATTTACCCGAGGACGAGTGGTAGGGCCACTAGAAAGCTCGCGTACTTGCTCACGCTCAGGACGAGGACCACCACGGGGACGTGTCTGAGGACCACGCTTACCAGCAGCGACTTCCTGACGGATCATTTCCTCATTTGCTGTACGCCCAGCAGGAATAGTTCCACTACCTAGAGAAGAAGGAGCTAGAGCAGCGCCTACAGCCGTTGCAACGCCACCTAGAGCCCGTCCAATGCCACGAGCTACCCGACCTACTGTCGAGGCTCCTGATGGTGCTGGTAGAGCCCTAGCAGGTGCATTGGGCCTTGCTGGACTACGCTGAGTTACATCTTTCATAGGCTCTGGAGCCGGTAGACGAAGCTGCTGCTGAGGACCAGTAATACGAGGATTGCCATTAATAACAGGTCCACGTCCACGAACAGACTGTGAACCACCGGACGTTGTGCCCTGAACTGTTTTAGCAGTAGTTACGTTCTTTGAATTAGAGAACCTACCCCTACCACCACGCTGTTGATTGCGCTTACCTGAATTACGAAATTCTGCCATATTAGAAAGCCCTTCCGCCGAATCTAGAGTGCCACACTACGTTATCGCCTGTGCCACTTCGTTTAAATGACTGTTGTTGTGGTTTAACTGCAATTTCAATACACGAAGCCAAAGCATCTTTAATGTCATCGTGTGGTGGGTAGTTGGTTACAAGTTCTTCTTCAAGAAGCTGACAATTACCCCCACGATAATGAAACACTTGCATGTTGTCGTATCGTGGTTCTAGAATAGCAGCCATACGCTCTTCTTTAGAACCCTGTACTCTTGAAGGATGATATTCTTCGATTGTTAAAGATAGACCGTTTGGCCTAACATAATTGTTACGAAGTTCCTTCACAATTACACTTTGTGCGGCTGTACATTCTGCTCGTAACTTACGGAAATTCCATTTTGTTACTAGATGCAGAATGTGATCAAAGTATTCACTGATCTTATCTGTTTTAAAACGATCAATGTCTAAAACGTAAATATTGTTGTCTACATCCACTCCAACAACAACAATTGCTGTATAGTCGCTTCGTTTGTTTACAGTATAAGCAAAGTCCACAGCAGCAAATACGTTTAGGCGCCTATCCTTAAAGTATAACTTCCCATCCAGATACTTGATAAATTTTGGATCATAGTATTGGAATTTATCATAATCAATTGGACGAGAGTCAGAGTCTGTGGGGACATTATAGTACTGAGCGTGAAACTGAGTTCTATCAAGGTACTGTCCTCTTTTCTTGGCGAGGACCTTCATATCAAACCCGAACCACTTACCATCTTTTCGTCTTTGGCGGGGCCAGAGGAACTCGCCGGTTCCATCTCCCTTATCTTCCACCTGACGCTCGAAGATTTCATAGATATGTTCTTCATCAATGATATCACCATCTTCGTCATAGATGGATTCAGTCATTTCCATTAGTTCGGAGTAGAGGTCTTTGGGATGATACCTTGTACCTACAACCCATTCTTTAGCTAGGGCTCCTTCGATTGAAGAGAGTAGTGAGTACTGAGACCTTACCCTATTACGGCCCTCTACTGTGTAGGCGTTCTCAAATACGACAACGTCGTCTAGGACAGCAATATCACAGTGCATACCTGTTAAACCAGTAGTCAAGCCTGCGGTAAAGATCGAAGGGTCTCTGATGTTTTCTTTCTTACGTTTTGGGTGGTCTAGTGAGATTTCACTAGTAGTCCACTTAGTTCGTTTAGATTCTTCTAACTCTACGTGTTGAGGCCAGTAACGACGGTAGATATCACTAGTAAGAATGTTCTTAATAAACCCCAACTGCTTTTCTGCTAGGTTAGCAGTTGCTGAGATATAGAGGACTCGTAGAGTAGGGTCTTTAGTTAACCACCAAGCCACACGGAAAGCCACTAGGGCAGACTTCATATGGTCTCGTGGAAATAGTAGAAGCTGGTGAGACTTAGCATCTTCTCTTTCCCACCACTCACAGACTTCTAAATGGCAGTGTCCTAAAACACGCATTGGGTCTATGAGTTGGATAAATGTTGCTAAGTCTCTTTCTGCTGCTTCCCTAATTTCGTCAATTGTGGCCATCTAGGTTACGCTGCGTTGATCGGGCTACACTGGCCAACAGTTCCTTGTAAGCTGATGCCGTTATATTCCATTGTGGCGGTAAGCGGACCCGCCGACGCAGCTCGGCCAAGTTTGGCCACGGTTGTTCTGTCACCGCCGGAAGCAATAGGACCAATCCACAAACCGTTGTTTGTTTCCTGGGTGACCCCCGATCCCGCAAGGATAACGTCAGTCCCGGGGTTTGCATCGTCGCCATGAGTTGCGGCGAAAAACAGCAAGGAACCTTCTGCGTCGCTCGAAAGCCCCGTCATGGTAATCGCAAGATTGTCTCCGGAGGTTCCCCATCCTTCGACGCCAAAAGGATCAACTTGGCTTACCCCACGGAACGCAAATATCCTTGCGGTGGTGCTCGTAGAGGTTCCAACAGTCGTGGTCGCGGGCGTTGTTCCATCATGGAAACGGTAGAACAATTGGATATTAACAAGAGTTCCGATAAAGCGCTTTGTGGTGCACGCTGTCCAATTGGTCGGGTCTGGCACAGCAGCGTCGCTTGTGTTCTTGCTTAGAACGTAGATGAGAAGATCGCCGTTCTCGATCCCGTCGGGATAGAAAGGCGATGGCGTGCCGCTAAAGCCTGTCGCTGATCCAACCCCGGCTGAAACGAACGTTGGTAAAAGGACAGCACCGCCGCCGCCATTTCCGTTATTATTTCCTGGACCACGGCCATTTCCACGACCTCCTCCAGTATCCGGATTGCCGCTACCGTTTCCGTTACCAGGATTTCCTCTTCCGGGATTACCATTACCGTTACCACCCCCAGAGTTCCCACCATTGTTGGGAGGGGTGATTTTAACTTCCGAGCTTGCGTGGGTCCAGAAACGTGCTACAGTCAT